TCAGTTGTTCCAAGTCTTCGAGTATCCGAAGTTGAGCGGAATCAGAGAAGGCCAGTGGTCTGTCCGAACACCCGAGGAACTTTTGGGCATCATAACGCCATCCCGCTCCGATTGGAGACTGGAGATTATGGTGGATGGGGGTCACCTAGAAGGACTTGTCTACTGCCAAGATTTCCCGAACGGCAAACTGTTCAGTGTCTGGCCCGTGCCAGCAACAACCGGGTAAGCCTCAGAAGTAACTCGTCGGCACGTTCTTCTTCCGTCTCGGGCCCTCTGGGCCCACTGCCCTCACCGCCGCAGACCCAGCACGGTGTCTCGTAGTCTGGGTTCCATTTCACCTCGCAGTTCTCGCAATAAGAAACCGCGTGGAACTCTGTCATTGTTCGGAGTGCCATTCGAGGTGACGGTCGATTCGTCGTTCTACCTTCGCTATATCGCTTCTGGCTGCACGTACTTCTGCCAGCGTCGTCGCTGCCATCTCCATATTCTTGGCGTGTTGGCTCGTGTTGCGTTTGTCAAACCTCGACAGCACCCACATCAGAGGCCCTCCGATCAGGGCCACGATTACGGCAGTCCAGAACGCTTCAGTCATTGTCCTCGTCCTTCTTGATGAAGGTTGCCGCTAGGCCGAGCAGGATAGCGGCACCGCTAATGAGTAGTGCTTGCGAACGTGTTTCTCCGCTCAGGGTAATGACCACCAAGGCCACTCCAGCAAGTGTCCAGATTTGGTCGAACAAATAACGGAACAGTTTCATTACTTCATCCTTCTTGATGTGGTTGACGGTGCTACCGGAGTTATGGGGAGTGCTACGGTTGCTGCCACTGCCACTACGACCCGTCGTTCACCTACGGTGATCGTCGAGCCAGTCGGGACGTACGAATCGAACTGTCCAGAGAAGATGTTGATGGATTCCTGAAAGGCTTCTTTCACTGCTACGGGGGCCTCAGACATTGCTTCGGCTACTGCCTCGGCCTGTTCATCGGTTAGGTCGGCTTCGGCGATTGCATCGATCAAGGCCTCGTATTGCTCGGGCCCGAGTTCCGCCAAGGCTTCGGGGGTCACTTCTTCAAGGTAGGCAACTATCTCCGCCGGGTCTGCGTTATCGCTGGGGAGAGTCGCTGGTTCTTCCTCGTCGGGCTGTGTGGTGGTCGTCGTTTCCTGTTCTGGGACGCTGTCAGGAGGAAGTGTCGTTGTCGTTGTCGAGGTTGTTGTCGTGCTGGCTGCGGTCGTCGTGGGGGCCAGTGACGTACTCGTCGTTGCGGACGGTACAGGGGCAGTCGTCGTGACGACAGTAGTAGAAGTCGTCGTCGTCGGGACTGTGGATGTTGTGGTGGTTTCCCATGTGGTAGTCGGGGCCTCCGTAGTCGTAGGTGCCAGAGTCGTCGTAGTCGTCGCAGTGGTGGACGTCGTCGTACTAGTAGTCGTAGAGGTTGTTGACGTTGTGGTGGTCGTCGGGGGCACTTGGGGCCCGTACCACTCGCCAGGTACCGGCAAGTATGCGGCCTGATCGAGAGTCGTGTACCACAGGCGAGCGCAGGCCCCTCCACCGTTTTCGTAGAACCAGAAGTCGAGATCGTAGGAACCGGGATCGACCATAACCATGTCCCACGCACATCCCGTGTCGTACCACGAGTCAATCCAGTAGTAGCCGTCAAGCAAAAGTGCCGCACCGTCATCGTGCTGCACTACCAAGTAGACGGGCTCGGGGATGTTGATGCGACCGGAGAAGTGAACGACCACTTGGTCGTGCTGGCAGTCGGCTACGACTTCGCCTCCCCAGTCAAAGTCAATCTCCGCAGCAGATGTGAGGGAACCGGGGCAGGCCTCGGTATTTGCGGCTCCTAGGTTCCCGTACTGGTCGAGCGTGGGCTGTCCTCCCCAGTATCGGTACACGTCGACGTCGAGGGCGTCCGCTCCTGCGACGACGTCAAAGTCCGGCGACGAGAAGACGGGCCCGTAGTATCCGGCCCAGTTCCCTGCGTCTCGCCCAGCAATCGTGACCGTCGCCTGAGTAACGCCTTCGGGGACCACAAGGCTTACCGCCACGTCGTAGGAACCAGCCTGCGCTCCGCTAACTTCGTCGGAGGCACTGCCTGCCGTCAGCGTGACAGACCAAGGGTCTGGGATAATCTCCGACCAGCCAATGCTGTTAGTGGAAGTGTTGTCTACCGAGACTGCGAACTCGATCTGTTGGCCTGCGGAAACCGCGTATGTCTTGGTTACCGAACCTTGCTCGTAGGAGAACCTGACGACCTCAGTTATCGCTGGAGATCCAGTTAAGATTGTCCATGAGCCATCGAATGACTGCGCTCGGGCTGGGCTTGCCATCCCAAGAACGATGAAAGCGAACCAGCAAAATAGCGACGCTAGATGTAGCAACCGTCGCATTTAGCACCGTATTCGTCTCAGCCGAACATCGCAGCCCAAGTCTGCGGCCCAACGACACCGTCCGCAGGCTTCAAGCCCTTGGCCTTTTGCCAAACCTTGACGGCATCAGCGGTCTTGGCACCGAAGTCGCCGTCAGGAGTGGCCCCGACAATCGCCTGCACCAACTTCACCGCATCGCCCTTGCTCCCCTTCTTCACGGGGGAACCGGGGTACTCGAACTTCAGGCCACCCGAGACGGGGGCTGCGGCAGGCTTGGCGACAGGGGCAGTAGGGGCATTGGGCTTGATACTCCCGTCGGCGATGCCCTTGAAGACGGAATCGTAGTACGAGGCGTCATCGGCGTAGGTGGGGGCAATCTCGAAGTGGAACCAATCTCCGTTAGGGGCAGATCCGATGGTCTGCTTGTCGTACACCTTCCATGCGGAACGATCGCAACGCCAACCGCGTCCGAATGGGGCAGGGAAGTAGTCATGGATTTCCTCGATCAGAAGGACTTCGGCGTACGCCACCCAGAAGTCCACGACCTGCGTAGCCAGTTCGTAGCGTCCGACGCCCTTGTCGCCATTCTTGCGCCAACTCAAGTCGCCTGCACGGCCCGTACCGTGAACGGAAGGCTTCGGGGGGCCACTGTTCTTCATGGCACGAACTGACCAAGTGCCGTTATTCCAGACGGCATTCTTGAAGTGAGCCATCGTCAACTGTACGAACTTCTCTGTACCTGCACGACGACCCTTGGCGTCGCCATCCCAGCCGGTGTATTTACGGGACATTGGGTGTCTCCTTTTCGTTGTTGGTCTTCTTCTTCAGTCCGTTGCTCGCCAGAACGCCACTCAAGGCACCGGAGAGGAACAAGGTGATCGGGATCAGCACACCGTCGAGGAATGCCTTGTCGTTGGGGCTCTGCCCATTCATTGGCTGCGTCACGAACACGAGCGACCACAGTACGGCGAACACGATCGCCATAAAGGTTACGCACAGCGTTATACCCACCGTCAGGACGAGGCGAGCGTGGATTTCTTCGGGCTCAAATCTCTTACGGGGCATCGGTCGTCTCCGTGATTAGGTATTCGGTACAGGTGCCGCTGGCTTCGCAAAGCGGTGGCTGACATTCGGCAGATTCCCAGTTCGCTGGGTCTTGGCAGGGGTAGCGGAACTCTCCGTCGTATCCGCAGGACGAGACGGCAGACCCACCCAACGCAAGGAGGCTAGTAGCCACCAATCTCAGCATCATGCCTTTTTTGCCGGTGCCTTCTTGGGTGCAGCCTTCGCCGGTGCGGCCTTCTTCGCTGGGGCAGTCCTCTTTACAGTCGCCTTCTTGACGATCGGGGCAGTCGTCGTGGGGGCGAGGGTAACCTGAATCTCCTCAGCCTTCGCTTCGGCCTTAGACGAAACCGCGTCAACCAATCGGAGGACGCTGGCGGTCGAGTCCCCCAAGGGCAGTCCTGCCGCCAACAAGCCCTTGACGACGGAGAGAGCCGCAGGAATGGCACCAATGGCAGCCATCTTCGCCGTGCCCAAATCTTCCGTGCCCAAGCCGATACCAGCCGAGGCCCACAGTCCGAGAAACACCTGCACGTAGGTGCTAACCGCACGTTCGGCGACGTCGGCGATCTGC